GCGTAGCCAGCCGCCACGGCCGGGATATCGGTCTTGACCAGATCGACAAACTCGTCCACCGGCGTGCCATCCTGCACATCCAGCACGCCGTCCTCACCTGCCCGGATCAGCGCATACAGCGCGCCGGTGGCGGGAGGCGTCAACGTCACCGTTTGCTTCTCGACCCACACCGGCTTCCCGGCCACGATCACCCAACCGGCCTTGACCGTCACGTTCAAGCCGCTGGGCGTGGCCAGCAAATTCACCACCTGCCCCAAATCGACCCACAGCGGATCTGTGCCGTTCAGGAAATGCGATGGCGCATGCGCCAACACCGCGGCGATCTCCGCCAGTCCGCCGCCGTTGCGCGCCAATTGCAAGATGCGCGTCACGCCCGGATCGTTCGGATCCACGCCCACCAGCACGTGCAAGCCTTCCTGGTCGGGCGTGTCACCGGCATACACCACCAGCGGGATATCGTGCGTGGCCGGGCGCACGTAAGCCAGGTCAGCGTGCCCTGGGAGGCTGTTGGTGCCGTACCCGTCGCCGGTGCGCATGGCGGATGGCAGCCGCTGGCGGTTCAGCCGCCGCATCAATTTCTTGAGTTGGTAGGCGTCGCGGTTATTCATACCGCTGGCTCCAACAAATGGATGGTTCTCGGATCGGCATAAGCCGACCAGCCGCCTTTTTTCGCCGCCCAGGTCGCCCCGGCGTCCAGCGAAAGATAAATGTCGCTGTTGTCCAGGAACGCCAACTTGGTCGGGCTGGCATAGAAGGCGCGCAGCCCACACCCATTGATTATGTCTGTGTATTGTCCCAGCGTCCAAATTCCCAGGTCGCGCATATTGAGAGAGCCGTTGTGGATCGCCCACAATTTCCCGCTGTTGAAGTCCCTGGCGATGCGGAAAGCGCCGCCGAACTCGCCCGCCGTCTCGCCGGTCAGTAATGGCGTCTGCGGCACGCCTGCAATGGCGCAGCGCAGATTTCCGTCTGTGTCCCAGTAATAGATCACGCCGCCCAGCTGCGGGTCGACGCAAATATCATACGCGCCGTGAGCGGTGACGCAATCGCTCCAGTCGAAGCCGCCATTGGTGGAAGTGATGATCTTGGTTTTCAACCCGACAAACAGCACGTTCGGATTGGCGCGTGCCACATCCAGCGCCTTTGGCATCACCACCGATGGTTTGTCCCAAAGCACCCAGGATTTATGGTTCATGTGCTTTCCGGCGCTCGCATGTTCCATGTAAGTCCTGAAATTGACCCGTTGCGATTCTTTGGGCAAATCCCAACCGCCATTGCCGGATCCGCTAGACCAGTCTGTCCAGTTGCCTGCTCCAAAATAATCATCCAGCGCAGCGGACGCCACGCCGATATCGATATCCTTATTGCGCCGGGCCGAATGGACGTAAACATCCAAATCTTGGTTGCGCCCAGCCGCGTTGTGTAAATCTGTATTGGCGCCGCCCGTCACTCCCAGCCAGGCTGTGGGGTCATCCCAAAAAACTGAGTAAACAATCGCCAGCGGGTTGTAAGTGACCAGGTCGTCTCCAATGCGCGGATGGATGGAGGTCATATCCATATAGCCACTCACATAAGTACCTATGGGCGAGTATCCATAATTGACTGTATAATCTCGCAGCGTCAATGCTTCGTCGATCCAATTTTGCGACCAGGTCAGCCCGTTATTCTCCGAGCGCAGCATAAATGGCTTGGTGGCAAAAAAAGCCGTTTCATCGTCAGCGTAACCAAGAACATAGACAATCTGCGACGGTGTGCCTGGCGCGCAGCGCAGGCGTAAAAATTTCCCGAACGTGCCAATCGTGAATTGCGTCGCCGCATCGAAGACCTTCGTCCAGATAGCCGCGCCTGCATCCGCCAGGTTCTGCGTGCGCCAGATAGCGCCTTCCTCCAAAACGAAGTAGCTGATTTTGTCCCACTCGCCCAGGTCGGCGTCGATCGGTGCGCTCGGTGCGGTCATAATTCACTGCTCCAGGTCGGACTGGCTACATTCAGATCGTCGGTCGTCCTCACGTCCGTTGCAACGGTCACCACTGCATCTGCAGCGCTGGTCAAATCCGGCGGATCGATCCCGCCGCCGGGCGGATCGGGCGGCTCGGTCGGCGGCTCTTCCGGCGGCTCCACCGGCGGCTCCTCTTCGCCCGGGTACTCGATTGCCACGGCCGGCCACTGCCCGCCTTCCGGCTCCAGATCGATCTCGCTGTGCCACCAGCCGGTGCCTTCCTCTTTGCGAAATCTCAAATTTCTCGGAAAACAGCGCAGCGTCACGCCGTCCGCCACTGCGTTGACGAACATCCTGGGCGCCACGTCCGCCAGCCGGTTGTTGTGCACCAGGTTGGCGCCGATGGCTTCGATCTCGCCGTTTTGCGATCCGGCCAGCAGCCCGGCCAGCTCCAGCGCATCGGCCTGGCTCGCCACCGCCAGGTCGTTCAGCGAAGCCGGTTGCCCGTGCTGCGCCGGTTGCTCGCCCGGCGAGCGCCCGCCCACCGGCGTCGTGATCCCGGCCGAGTAGATCACGCCCTCCGCCTTGGCGGTGCTGATATCACCGCGCTGCCGCCGCGTGATGCTGAGCTGGTCCTGCCAGTCGCCATCCGCCAGCGTGAACGCCACCGGGATATCGACTGTGCGGTCGCCGAGCGGATAGAGCTGCCCATCCCGCTCGACGAAAATTCGTCCCAGCCGGTCGGCGCGCACTTCCAGCGCCGCCCGGCCCGCATAAGCCGTTAGTTGCGAGAAGAGCGCATCGCCCTCGCTGGCTAGTTTGTGGATCGCCCAGCCCCAATCCTCCACCGATATATCCATGCCGCGGCTGATGGTGCTGCGCAAATGCGCCAGGTAGTGCAAGCCCTTCGCTGCCGTCAGCCCGCCCATCGTCGCCCAGGCGGTCAGCGGCGTCTGGCCTTCGTCCACCGGCAGCGCGCTGTCCACCAGCCCGGCTGGTGTGGCGGCGATCTCCTCCAAAATAGCGATCGGCCCGCCGATCTCGAATTCCACCGTCTCGACGCCCGGCGCCCGCTTGATCGTCTCGCCGATGATGCGCCCCTCGACCAGGATATTCTCGCGCCCGTCCACCGGCCCGAAGCTCTGCTCGACGCCCGCATACCAATCCTGCGCAAAGATGATCACGCGCGCCCCGTCGCGGATGGTTGGCCGGTCCAGCATCTCGACCGTGCACGAGCCGCCCGCCATGTAATCGACCTCGATTCCGTCGCACAGGAAATCCGCCTCCGCCGCCAGGTTGCTCCCGATCACGAACACATAGCCATAACCGGCGAAGGATTTCCCGCCGCTGGTCACCACCAATTTGACCCGGAAGCGCCCGCTGGTATTGTAGGTGGCGGTCGGCGTGGCGGTGGCGGCGCCGGTGGATGAGGTCGCGCCGGTGAAGGTCCAGGCGTAGGTTATGGCGCCCGCGCCCGGGATCCACGAGCGCGTCGCATCGAACAGCGCCGTCCCACCCGCCTTGATCAGCGCGCAGCGCCCGTTGAACCACGGAATCGGATCGAAAAGGGTGAACTGGTTCCCGTAAGCCACGTCCACATCCAGCAACACGCCCACCGGATGCTTGGCGAACGGCTCGAAGTCATCCACCACCGTCAGGTGGTTGCCAGCCGCCACCACCAGACTCGGATCTGCGCCGATATAGAACGTCCCGGAGATCAGGTCCCGCCGCAGCCGGGCGATGCCCAGATCGCAGCCGCCTTCGTCAGTTCCAATCAAGAGCGTCATATCCGCCAGGCAGTTCGCCTCGGTCCAGGATCCATCTTCTGTGAAAGCGATGGTCCAGTCGAGCGGGTTGACCGCGCCGCTGGCGTGCGCCCGGTACAGCACGGTCGGATTGTCGATCAGAATAAAAACGTCCGACCAGTTGCCCGGCGTGCGGATCGTGTCGATGTCAGCCATTACACCGCCACCAGCTTGCGAAATTCTGCCACATAATCCAGCGCCTGCCCGGCCTTCAACGCCCTGCGCGGCGGCAGCACCAGCGCCGCCGAATAAGCCGCGTAGGTATCATCCATCTTGAGCGTGCGGATGTAAACCGCCGCGCTGGCATACGCCTCCAGCACCGCCACCTGCGCCGCCGTCAGCGTGGCGTAGCGCCAGCGAGCGACCAGCCAGCCCTGCCCCACCAGCTCACCTGCGCCGTTCTCCACATAAACCGCATAATCCACCGCCTCCGCCTTGGGCAGCGGCAGCCCCAAACTTTCCAGCGACGCCAGCCCCGCCGAGCTGGTGCCGAGCGCATACGCCGGTAAGGTCATGGCAGCCTCCGTCCCTTGAGCGTCTTCAACAGCCTGCGGGTTACGATCGCATCCTGGCGCTCATCGAAGTAATTCATCTCCGCCTGGCTGAAGCGCCCGTGGAACTCCAGATTTCCAGTGTTGATCACCTGCCCGCCGCCGAATTGTATGAGCGATCGGTTCATCTGTTGCATTTGCGAAGCCATTTCACCAACAAATCCCATGCCGACTCCTTGCGCCATTGGCGCGCCTACTTCGGTTGCAAACACCAATGACGGTGATCCGATTTTCAATTTCTCTTGGATCCATTTCAACAGATCCTTGATCGCCGTCGCGAAATTCGTCTTGAGCTTCTCCCAGGCGTCCGAGATGCCTTTCCAAATTCCATCGACAATATCTTTACCAACCTTCTTCCATTCTTCCAACGACATACTGCCAAGTTTCTTTATATTATCGATGAAATCCGTAACAAATTTCTTCACTTCGTAAAGAATTCGCTTCCACATTGCAATGAAGATTTTCGGTCCGTATTCTGCCATCATCTTTACAGTTGCTAAAAACCGGTCATGAAATATAATCCATACTGCAATCAGGACACCCACAGCCAACGCTAAAGCCAATAGAGGCGCAGTGACCGTCACAGTGATCGTACCCAAAAAGGCAAATAACCCACCGCCGCCCGCAGCCCCCGCCGCCGCGCCTCCACCGAATATTATTTTCAGCCACGCAGCCAATGGAATTAATATGCCAAGGAGTTTACCCACTGCAATTATTAATAAACCAAAGCCCATGATCGCTAATCGGGTGGATTGTGGAAGTTTGGCAAATTTATCCGCCCAATCTATCAAAACAGGTATAACTCTTTTTGCAATAAAATCGAGTACAACGCCCAAATCCTCCATGAAGGGCTTGCCTAGAATATCCAATAATTCCTTGATGCCTGCCTTGATTTTGAAAAACGGATCAGCAATTTCATCGCCCATCGCCTGACCCATTTTTTCTTTCAAATAGGCAAATTGAGCATCATAGGCTTGTTTGGCATAGGAAGTCTCTCGATCAAAGCTCTCTTTAGCTGCTTGTTCCTGTTTCTGCCGTTCGGCGATGATCATTTGCGTCTGGCGCTGGTATTCTGCGTTTTCAGCCGCGATCTTTTCTTGCAAGCGCGCCACGGCCTGTTCCTGTTCGCGTTTCGCAATCTCATCTGCCTCTTTGGCTCTACTCTCGGAGCGCTCCCTGGCTTGCTGCGCTTCCCGTTCGGCGCGCTCCCGCGCCTGTTGCACTTCCCGCTCGGCGCGTGCTTTCGAGCGTTGATAATCCTCGTCCAGCTCGGCGATCTGTTCGCGAATGCGATTTCGCTCTTCGGCTGTCGTAGCCCGGCTCAGATCGTGATCCAGTTCCTTCCGCCGATCGATGTAATTCTCGTAGCGGTCCTGTTGATCATCAACTGAATCCTGGTTGATATCGGAAATGCTGTCTTTCAAATTCTGGTTGATATTCAGCAGCTGATTAGCTAATTCCTGTTGGCGATCCTTAAGACTGTCGAGATAGTTCTGGCCGAGATCCTCCATCTGCTGGGTAATATCTTCCAGCCGTTGCTGGTGATCGTAAGCCGCCTCCTCCAATTGTTTCGCGCCCGATTCAGCAATATCAACCAATTTATTTTTGAGTTCTTCCTGGCGCCTCTCCTGATCCTGAGCATAATCCTCGGACAATTTACCCATTTGCATAGCGATGTCAGCCATCTTTTTCAATGTTTGTTCCGAGAAACCGGCTAGAGTCTTGGCACTGATATCGCCAACATGGCTCATGATCGTTGCGATCTCATTCCCCATCTTTTCCAACTGAACGCCGCGTGTAATAATAGTCGATACCGCACTGATCATAACTGATGTGTAGGCAGTTCCGATCATAACCAGGCTATTTGAAACCTTTTTAGCCCATGAATTGGTTTTCCCCTCGGCTTTATCCAGATCATCGCCAAGTTTATCATCCTTGCCGCGGATCCACAGAATTGCATCACCGATCGTAATGCTCATCAGAAACCTCCCGTCATCATGGCAATCATCGCCTCCGGAGGAATGCGATTTGACCCGCCAGTCGCGCCGGAAGAAGCATTAAATGCTCCTCCCAGCGCGTTCGCTGTCGCCACAGCTTGTACCCGGCTTTCGAAATGCAACCGCCGGAGGTAAGACATGGTCAAGATCGCCAGATCAATCTCGTCTACTTCGTCCGCCCAGCGCCCCCATTGGCTAAGGGCAAGTTCATCGAGGTCGCCGATTGCACCAGGCCATTCATGGATTGCAGCACCCCTCCAAAAGGGTACAGCATCTTTACTACCTCCATAAACGCATTTAGTGCTTCGTCGTCGAAACCCTCGTTCTCGATGCGCTCGCGGTCGGCAGCCAGCGCCGGCGAGAAATCGAATAAGGCCTCCAAACACAAGTCCATCGATTCCATCAGCACCAGCTTGACTGCATCGAGCAATTCACCCAGGGCGTTAACATCGGATAGATTGGTGGTCGGCGCTGATTTCAATGCGGCAATCACCTGACCAACCGGAACGGAGAACCGCTGGCGTACTTCACGCGCCCGCCGGATCGGCAGCGGTTTGAGTTCGTATTCTTTCCCGGCAAGTTTCACTTTAATTGTCTGCATGGCTTAGGTTGCCGGCGCGGTGATCTTGGTCAGCTTGAACAGCCGCTGCCCGCGTGCCTTGCCCATGTCCGGGTTGGCGCTGATCTTGAACGGGATGCCGGTGGCGGTTTTCTTGCCGAACTTCAGCTCCACGCCCACATCGCTGACGCCCTTCCAGATGATCAGCCGGATCGGCTCGGTATAACCGGCCGCCGTCACGTAGCTGCCCTCGAAGCCCCACTGCCGTTCGTCGATACTGGCATCGTCGCCGCCCACGATCTCATCCTTGCCCGCCACTCCCGTCGAAGCAGGCGTGGCGCTGTAGGCCCCGCCCGTCGCCAGCACCATGTTAGCTGGCAGGAATTCCGCCAGCGAAGTCTCGATCTCGAAGGTCTCTTTGCCGATGGCGCGTGCGATCGGCGTCAAACTTTCCTGGATATCGGCTTCGACTCTTTCGCGCACGTGCTTGACCGACAGTTCGCTATCGGTATAAGCCACTTCGGTCCAACCGGCCGGCCAGGCGCCGCCCGCCGCCAGCGTATCCGCCGGAAGCGTCAGGCCCACCGCGCTGTATAACACCCTGCAAGGGGTCACGATCAAATCTGATACTGCCATTTTGCCTCTCCTTTATTTATGGGTTACTAACCCGAAACGCGCCGATCGTCACCGTGGTCACCGGGTTACAGGTAACCTTGATGGCGCCGTTGCTCTGGTTCGAGCGCCCGGTGAACGGTCCGATGAACTTTTTGTCCAGCCCGTCCGCATCGCCGGTGGCTGCCAGCGTCACCGTCAGATCCGCCAGCGCCTGGCCGTCGACCGTGGCGGGTGTCGCCACCGTCAACGTCACCGGCACCGCGCTGCCGTTGATCGCGTACAGGAAGGTTTTGCCGTCGTTCGGCACGTAATCGCCGTCCGTGACGGTCGGCGTGGTCATGTTTTTCGTGGCCACGATCCCCGCCCGCACGATATCGTAAACTACCAATGTTCCAGTCGTCATCTCATCCTCCTACGGGTTCGCCGTTCTGAACGCGCCCATCGTCACCGTGGTCACCGCGCTGCACACCGCCCAGACATAACCATCCGCCTGGCTGAAGATGCCGGTGAACGGCCCGATCTTTTTGCGTACACCCGCATCGATCGTCACCACCAGGTCGGCGATCGCAAACCCATCCACGCTGCCCGGCGTATCGATCGTCACCGTGATCGGCGCGCCCGAGCCGTTGGCAACTTCGATGTAGGTCTTGCCATCGTTCAGCACTTTATTGCCATGTGTGGCGGTCGGCGTGACCGGCATGGTCGTCGAAACGATCCCGGCCCGCACGATATCCACCACCGGCAAAACCACTGCGCTTGCGTAAGCCATCTAAGCCTCCTTCCCTTTCTTGTCCTTCGATTTTTCGACCGGCGCGGCCTGCAACTCAAGCTGCTCGCCACTGCCTGTGGCGCCGCCGCCCGTATCCAGCCACTTCAAATACTCGTTGAACGCCGTCAGCACATCCGGGCGGCGCTTCCAGCCCTTCTCGTTCGCCTGCAATTTCAACGCCTGCTCACGGCTGAACTTTCCGGCCTTCAAAAAAGCCAGCGTCTGCTTGCCGTTCATAAACCTGAATTCATCCATCTCGCCTCCAATCACAAATTCTGCATCGCTACCGTAAAGAACGCCAACATATACGGCCAGTTCGTCCCCGGCTCGTTCATCAGCACCGGCAGCGTGCCCTCTTCCATCCGCATCCAGGCCACGCCGCGCGCCTGCGTATCGTTCAGCGCATCGTACAGCGCCCTGCCAGCCGCCCGCGCCTCGCCCTCCGTGGCTGCGTAGCAGCGGAATTGCACGCTCGGCCAGTACATCTGGCTCGAATACGCCTGCCCGCCGCCGCGCACCATCGCCAGCAGCGCCGCACCGTCGGCCACTTTGTAGCCCGCCGGAAGCGACCGGGCGATGTAGACCCGCGTCCCGAACATCGCCGTCACCTCTACCAGCCCAACTAAAAGCGATCGCAATTTCGCATCGATGTCGATCACTTAGGACCTGGCCCTTCATTCGGCAAAACTTCCCGGTAGATCCGCTCCGCCTCGCCGTCGAACTCCGCCGCCGCCGCTTGCGCCGCCGGGTACAAAAAAGGCAGCCGCACCTCCTGGTAGATCGCGTAACCCGCGCCCACCACCACGCCCGCCGCCGCATCGCTGGGCAGCGCTGGCTCCGGTGCGAAATCGCCCTCGTGATTCACCGTGCGCCCATCCCTGCCGGTCGTTTGCTGCTCCGCCTCATCTTTCGCAGCCGCATAACCGCTGCCGTCCTTGAAAATCGGATAAACCGAATTGACCATGAAGCCGGTATCGACCTGATCATTTGCCCGGATATTCAACTGCGCCCCCTCCACAATCCGAAACGCCAGCGCGTTCAGCACCTGCTCGGTCGCCTCGTTGACCACCACCTTCACGTGATCCAAATAAAACCGCACTTCCACATCTGCGTCACTCATTCGTCGCCAACCTCAACCGCACCGTCAACCCGCTCGGCCCGCGCCGCGGCGGCTCGCTCAGCTCGTACACCAGCGGCACATCCAACAGCACGCCGAAGCGCTCCGTGATCGTCACCTTGTCCAGGTTGGTCACCTCGGTATCGAGCGGCAGCCGCAAAACCGCCACGCCCGCCTCCACCTGGGTAGCGTCGCCGCCGCCCGCCGGAGCGTTCCACTCCGGTCGTGGATCCATATCCAGCCCGCACAGCGTCGGCTCGCTCACCCACTCGATCACCGGCACGCCGTATTCATCCACCCGGTTCGTCTCGAAGAAGCGCACCAGGTTGCATTGATCCATCATCGCCGCGGTTTGCGTCGACTGCATCCGGCTCAGCTCGTCCGTCGTAAAGGCTCTCATGGGATCAACGCCTCCAATGGCGCCACACTCACATGACTGCCCCATTCATCCGAATGCTGCACCGTCGCCAGTTGGCTGAACTCGATCTGTCCCTGCTGCCAGCCCTCGAAGCGCTTATCGCCCATCATGCCGCGCTGCGTCTCTTCGCTCTGCGCCGCAAACCAATCCGCCCCGCTCTGCGCCGCCAGCGGCTCCAGCCCCTTGATCCTCGGCTGCTTGAAACAGCGCCCGTTCGGGTGATCGTCCAGTTCCTCGTCCAGCTCGTGCTCCGTCCCGTCCATCGCCAGGCAAGCCAGGCAGGTGTTATCCTGCAACGCCGCCCGCCAGATCCAGCCCTCCACCACGCCGCTCTCTTTCATCTGGCTGGTGGCCGCCGTGCGGTACGCCCGGATCTGTTCCGTCCGGCTGATCGTCAGCGCCCGCTGCAGGTTGCCGCTCATATCGCGCGCCATCAGCCGCGCCGTCTCGCGTGGGTTGATCCCCTGCGCCGTGGCCCTGATCAGCGTTCCAGTCAGCCGCTCGATCGTATCCGGATAATCCGCCATCAGCAAATCGTTGAGCGGCGTCCCGTTGCCCGCAAAGCCGATCATCGCCTCCACCGCTTCCACCGGCAGCAGATTGAAGCGTGCCGCCACCTTGCCCGCCTCCAGATAGCTCTCGCGGATCAGCGCTTGCGACTGGACCACACCCAGCTTCGCCATTTCCGCCTGCCGCGCTGCGATCTCCGCCGCCGCCCATTTCTGGTACTTCAACGTCTCGGCCTGCGCCTGGCCCAACAAATCACGATACCTTTCCATCCGGTAGAGCTGCGCCCGCGTCACCGGCTGACTGGCTGCGCGCAGATCCGCCGCCTCGCGTGCCAGCAGCTCCATTTGCGCCTGCAATCGCCGCTCGATCTCCAGCCAGGTGCGCGCCATGTCCGCCATCTGAACGGCCTCTTCCGCCTCCATCCCCTGGCGGAATTCCCCGATCATGCGCTGCACGCGTCCGGCGGGCGGGTTAGTCGTCGTCATCGATCTCCTCGTGTCCCTGCATCAGCGGCTCCGGTCGCTGCGTGATCGTCTTGATTCCCCTGCGGCTGCGATAATACCTGCTCTGCTTCATCGCCTGTTCATAAGCCTGGCTGCGCGAGTAATTCCCGCCGTCCGCCGAGAAATCGAAATCCGCCGCCGGAGTGGCCGCCTTCTCCGCCCACACGTCCGCCGCCGCCGCGTTCAGATCGTAGGTCGGCGTCCAGTCCGGGTTCTCGATCAGCGTTCCGGGCGTCGTCTCGCTCTCGATCCACGGTCCCTCGCCACGTGCGTCCTCAAGCGGGTAACGCTTGATATAATCTGCCAACGTTTTATCGCTGTAAGTAGTAGCGGTCGGCTCCCCAACCATCCGCCGAAGTTTCGTCACATCTGCCGAATCTGTCATGTCACTGCCCTCGTGATGTCCGCTGTCACATTCAGTACGCCCGATCCGATTGTGGTCACGGTTGTGCTAACGATTTTTTGAATATCGTAATACAAACCCTTATCCAGCTCTAAATCATCCGTTGCCGTGGCCGCCAGTGCAATCGTGATATTTCCCAGCGCGGCATCATCGATCGTGATCGATCCGCTTGTGGCCGTCCCTGTGGCCTCGTTGAGTGTCAGTAATCCATCACCCAATCCGCTCGCCGCTTTTCGGATGCGAATAATCGCATCCTCGTCTAGATCCTTCTCCGACCGCTTGACCGTAAAATCGATGTATGTATAACCTGCCAGGCTGCCCAGATCGGTGATCGCCTGCGACCAACTGTCCCCGCGCTTCAATGCCAGCGTGCCCGGATTGGTCGATTCTGCCGCCTCCGCCGCCGATTGCGTCAGCGTCCGGTTGACATACGACCAGATATCCGCGATCAACGCCCCAAAGCTGCTCAGCGTACGCGTCGCGTAGCTCCACACCTGCGCCGCCGTCAGCGTGGATAACCCCGCCTGGATCTTCGTCACCGCATCCGCCTTGATCGCCCCCGCGTCAATCTCGTTGTCAGGGATAGCGCCAGCTGCCAGAGCCGTCACGCTCGCCACGGTCGGCACCGTGATATTCGTTAGCGTGGTCGGATTATCAGCCGCCTTGATGTTGCTGAAGTCCAGCCCCGCCTCGCCGGTCGATTGAACGTCCAGGGTGCGCCCGTAGGTGGTCACGCCAACCGCATCATCACAGCAAATTCGGATACTGCCAATCACCGCCGTATCGCCCGCTTGCCCCAGGCACATGATATTCAGCACATCGCCGCTGTTACCGACCACCTCGCCCGCGAACCAGATATTCTGTGCGCCAGCCGCGGCGGTATAGGTGGTCTTCGGCACCATCGGGTCATCCGTCTGAACATCCCCATCATTGAGCCGCAGGTTGATCGTATAATCCCCGCCGCCTGCAACCGCAACCAGCCGTACCTGGACATATAGGTGATACCACAGCGCCGTCCCAGGCACAGTATATTCATAGACGCTGAGCGCCGTGGAGATGTTCTTTGCGGTGAAAGTCGTATCAATCAGATTGACGATGGCCATTATTGGCCTCCTGCCTTACTTCGCTTCGAGTAGGTCGATTTCGGCTTGCTTAGCCCGGCGCATCTCGTTCAGTTCGTCCAACGCCTGCACGTAACCCTGTGCATTTTTGTCTGCCTCAGCCTGGATATTCGCCATTTTGGAATTGATTTGCACCAACTCCGCTTGTAGACCAAGGCGTCTTAGTGACGCCTCGAATGTTGCCAGGTCTGGAAAGACCCTGGTGATTACTTCTGCGATTTCGTTTGAAGTTGCCATAATTATTCTCCTTTATGCGTCGTAAATTACAGTTATTTTTGGTCTCTGTGCTGCTGTGGCGTTCAAACATGAACGCAAATAAGATAATATAGTGGCATTTCCAACCCCAATAATCCCGCAATTATTCGCTAATAGCAATTGCATTTCTGCGACATTCAGGGTAAAACTGTATAAAGTTCCGATCGGTTCATTACCGACTTTTGCGACAGACCCAAGCAGCGTAGAGCTATAATCTGTCCCGCTAGTCGAACACCCAGCAGACCCAGCCCAATGCACCGTGTTCTCTACCGCATGATTCCAGGTTGCGCCCGCCCTTGTCCACCCACTATTAGCCGGAAGTATTCTATAGAGATACATTGTCCCGGCTTGCACAGTTTGATTTTGACACCACAGACTCAGTGTCGCACTTGTGATAATCGCACCGGCCGGTATAGTGGATAAATCGAATTTAATTAAAGTTCGGTTGCAATTTGACCCGGATGCTTTATATATAGAAAGAAAAATGTTTTGTTGATTTGTGGCAGGTTGTCCTTCATCCAGGTAAGTATCTACCCCGGCTGTTCCGTCTGGTTGCAGCGTCAAAGTATAACGCTTCTTTCCTGCAGGCGATGCTATCGGATTAGCAAACACCTTCCCAAATGGCGGCATAAACCGCGCAATCAGGTCTCCGAGTGCGGTTCGGGGATTGAGCAGCACACCGCCATGCCAGGCACTATCCAATGTCGTCATCATCTCGTTCCTTTGGGGAGGGCGCAACCCACGCCCTCCCCTTCACCAAGGAGGAAGAACCTGCGTTCGGCTAGTCTTCCAGCCGCACGTACCGCACGAAATACTTCCCGACGAAGCTCGTAGACACCTGCGCCGCAGTCGTGAAGTTCAGGAATGTCTCCGCCGTCCAATAGGCCGGCGTCGACATCTCCGCATCCGCTGCCACCGGGTGCATACCGTTCCAGCACGTTCCGGCCGTCCCGTTCAACAACGCACCGTCGTTCAGATCGTGGCTATCCGCGCCCACTGTTCCCACGCCTACATGCAGCGTTGAAGCCAGACCAGCGGGCGTGATGATGTACAGGAAGGCTTCCAGGATCAGCAAGTCCACGCCTTCCGGGTTTGCGATCGAACCCAAACAATGCGCCGCCGTCGCCTCGCCTGCAATATCGATCACCAACATTCCGTGACCGGTTTCTGAATTGATCTCTACAGTCATTTTGTTGCCTCCATTTCCATTCTGTAGGGGCGGTCACCGATCTTCCTGATCGCCAACCGCCCCCTGATTACTGGTTACTGATCACTGTTCCTAGGTGGTCAGATTGTTCAGCGCAATCGGTGCCACCGCCCCGCCAACAGCCGCGCCATGCGTCCAGGTGAACGTCGCAACGTCCACCAGCTGCGTGCATCCCAGCGCCGTGGTCAGTCCTCTCAGGAACGTCTGGTGAAAACCAGTCTGCCCGTCCTCGATAGCATGGTTGATAAACGCCCCCGTCTCACCGGCTGCGCTGTTCCAGTTCAAGAACGAGCAGTCTTCGAAGATCTGCGACCAGACGATGGAACCGGCTACAATGCGCGCCAGGACTTTCCCAGCCGTCACCGACTGCGACAGGAACTGGCACCGGCGCCAGTGATTGCGCTTGACGTTCGACCCGGTGATGATCACTTCGGCATTGGTGGAAGCACGGTTGATTGTCTGCGCACCGAAAGCGCAATCATCGAAGAAGTTCTCCGGTCCGCTCAGCGTCATAGAGTACGCCGCCGCGCGTGCCGCCGGTGTCGCGTGCAGCATCCCCGAGATGAAACAGTTCTTGAAGTAGTTGCGCATCCCGGAAACAACCAACGCGCCCGAATCGGCGTCCGCGCTGCACTCGTTCTGGAGGTTCAGGTTCTTGAAGATGCAGCCTGAACCAGAAAGGGTGATCATCGCCACGATCGCCGCCGTTGCTGCGCTGGTAATCCTGGCCCGCTGCCCCACGCCGGGCAAATCGCCCGTCAGCCCGATCAGGTGCGTGTACGATTTATCCCATGCCAGCGCAGCCGCCAGGTTAAGTTGCGTCGGCCCGCCCACGATCGCCACCGCATCATTGTGGTTGTCGACGCATAGATCCTCGGCGGCAGCCAACGTCAGCAGTGGATGCTCGAATGACAGGCCGGAATTGCTGTCTGACCCGTGCTGCGCATCCACGATTAAAAGCCGCGACTTAGGCCCTCGTGGAATACCGACTATGGCCTTATAGAGCTCAGCCTGTTTCGGATATAGTCCCATTTTGAATCTCCTCTCCAAACTTCTGAATTACTTGTTGGGGCGGACCGCGTCCGCCCCTGACAACTGATCACTCTTCACTGATCACTGATCACTATTCACTGACTACTGTCCTACGCCGTCAAATACGCGAACGGGAACCGCGTCACCGCGCTGGTGTTCATCCGGTTGATCGGGTTCGGCAGCGCAAAGCCCAGGCGCATCACCGCCCGCAAAGCGACCATATCCTGTTGCGCCAGGTTGTAGATGATCGCGCCGCTGCCATCCTGGATCACCGCCTGGTCCAACAGCTTGTAGGTAATGTCCTGGCGCATGGCATACACCAGTTGGTTCCACTGCCCGCTGATCAGGTGGTAAGTCGCGCTGATCGCCCCGTTGGTCGGGAACAGGCACGGCGCCCCGTCCAGCTCGTACTGGTTCACGCCCTGCATGCTGCGGGTGAAGATCGGCATGCCATCGATCGTGCGCACGTTGCGTAACATCCGCTTGGTAGCCATCGCTGCGATCGAGCCGGTCACCATGAACCCATCCGCCTCGACCAACCCGAACAGCCCCGACACACCGGCTGCCGTCTCGCCCAGGATCGCCTCGTACAGGTCGGTGTAAGCCGCCAGGCTCGCGTTGTGGCTGGCTGCCAGCGCGCCCGCGATCAAGCCCGCTGCTGCGCCCAGGTTGGTCGTCCAGCTCGCCGGAATGTTCGTCCCATACAGCACCGCCGCATCGATCGCAATCCCGAACGCCTCTTCGACGCTGGGGCGCACCTGCCCCCAGATATCGTAATCGGCGTCATCCAGCACCGCCTGCGGAATCGGCACGATCACCGCCAGCTCTTCAGCGTTGATGTACTTGTTCTCCCAGTTCACTTCGCTGGTCTGCTTCAAGCCGGTATCGCCGCTCACAAAGTACGCTGTCGCCAGCGCGCTCATCACCGGCATCCGGCTCTGGTCCCGGCTCATATTCGCCAACTTACGCGCCAGTTGCAGCACTGCGCTTTGCTTCGGCACATTCGTCAAAATCTCATTGCTGACCGCCTCAGGGATGAGCGCATCAGCATCCGTTCTAGAAATTACATTGTTGTAAGCCATTTATCTAACTCCTTTTTACTGATCACTGTTCACTGTTTACTGATCACTAACCTTTTCCCGCCGCCTTGCGGATCCACGTATTCATATCCGCATGCCCGGCTGGTCCATTGTCGCCCGTTCCCTTGCCCGCGTTCCCCTCCGGCGGCTTCTTGCTCCCGAACAGCTCCGGGTAATCCTTCTTCATCTCGTCGAAGTTCACCCGCCCCCGCTTATCGAACCGCTCGTCCGCCACCGCGCTTAGATACGCCAGCTTCAGGTTCGTCACCCCGACTTTGTGAGCCTCGTCGTAGAACTCCGCCCGCCGGTCCGCCTCCGCCATCTGGTCTGCCATCGAAGTCAATTGCTTCTCGGCCTCGCTGCCCTTCTCGGCCTTCCCGGCCATATCGCGCAGCGCCTTCTCCGCCGTCCCGCGAGCTTCCCGCTCGCTCTGCAATGCGCTCTTCAAGCCCTTCGTCTGCCCGTCCAGCAGCGTCTTCACCTCCTCCGGCTGCCCCTTCAGCCACTCATCGAACACCAGCGGCTTCGTCTCCTTCCCGGATCCATCCGCAGCTCCTGCTGCTCCGCCGCCTTTATCACCACCCGCGTCGCCAGACCCAGCGCCTCCCGCGCCGCCCTTATCCGCCTCTTCCAACCAACCTAGTTTGAATCTCTCAAACATCTCTCACCTTCCTCTTTCTAAATATTTCAGCACTTCTCAGTGCCTCAGTGGTTCTATTTTCATCAGGCCTCTCGCCTGCCATTCCTCTATCCGACTATCCGACTACCCGACTATTTGACTCTCCTCCCCCCACCCGACTATTTGACTCTCCCCCCCCATTGAACCGCCTCTGCGCCTCCAACAGCCCCTGCGCCAGGCTGGTCTGCTCCCTCGCCCCCGCCGCCTCCACATCCGCCTCCAGCTCGGCGATCTCCTCCTCGCTCCTGCCCGTCCACCTGGCCGCCGTCCGCAAAGGCGCCCCCGCCGCCACATACATCTGCAGCGTCTGCGCCTCCGTGTACGGCTGGATCGTCTCCGGCCGGTCGAACATCGCTCGGATCTGTGTTGGGTCCACTTCCTGCCCGGTCAGCTTCAGCATGAACCGTGCTAAGTCCTTCCACACCGGCGCAAACCGGTCGATCCGGTCCTGCGCCTTTTTATTCAACGGCGCCTCCATCGCAATCAGCGCCTCCCCCGAAAGATTGCTCCCGATCGAAAAGAAATAATGTTTCGGCGTCCGCGTGATCGAGCTGATCGCCATGCTCAGATCGTTGATCGACTTCAGGTAGTTGTCCAGGCTGGCCGCCTCGAACTGCCCTGCTTGCGTCTGCTGCCCCATCCCGTCTCCCGCCGGTAAGTCCATGATCTCGTTCGGCGCGTTCTTCACCTTCCCCTTGATATCCGCGTTGCTGATGATGTACCGCTGCGGGAACGCCATATACTCCGAAGTCACCATCAAGTCCGCCAACAGCTTATTGATCCCGTTCTGGATCGGCGTCACGCTCGCCAGGTCGCTGCGCACCTTCCTGCCCGCCGCCCGGAAATGGAACACCGGCACCTCCCCGGTCGTATTCTCCGCCGTCTCCCCATCCACCTGGAACGCATTCGCCGAGCTGGGGTTCTTCCCCGCCCGGTAATACTCCAGCCGCTCCGGGTAATACAGCGTCAGCTTCACGCTCTCGTCCTCATCCACGAACCACTTCGCCGCCATCCGCTTCTGCCGCGGGTTTGCCGCCTCGTAGAACACCTGGCACAGCCGTGGGTCGTTGAAATACGCTTCCGGGCTTCCCTCCTCATCCGGCCAGGCGATCATGTATGCTTCACCGGTGATCAGCGCCGCCTCGTGCGCATCGTCGCTCTCCAGCGTCAGCTCCGACCCCTCCCACATCCGCTGCCAACTATCCTTCGCCGCCTCCGGCACGCTGATCCCCCTCAGATTGATCCGGTCCTTCACACTATCCACCACCACCACGCACCAGTTCTCAGTAAACTTCGCATCCAGCCCCTTGAAAATATCCGCCAGGCGCTGCGTCATATATACCGTCGGCTGGTTGCCCTCATAATAGGCAAACAGCTTGTTATACGGTTCCTGCTTGTCGTTCAGCGCCTTGAATGCCTTCTCTAAATCATTCATAATTCATCCCTGCCAGCTGCTCGCCTCTTTCGTTCTCCTGCGTCCCACCAGCTTCCCGAAACCCCAGCTCGACGCGTCTTCCTGATCGTCGAAAGTGACGCTCGGGAACTTCAACCTGACATGCTCCTCGATATACGCCTGGTTCCACCCCCCTCGCACCAGCCGTACCATCCCGCCCTGCAAAGCGCTCGACCACGGCCCCGCTCTCACTTCCTTATCCCCTTCGCCTCTCACCGTCTCGAATCTGATCTTGTTGAACCCGGCTTTTACCAGCATCTGGTTCGTCATCTGCGCGCTGTCCAACCCCGAGCTCCCTGGGTCCTGCTGGTGCCAGATGCAATGGATCGGCCTGCCCGTCTCCCGGTCCGCCTTCATCGCTGAGACCATCATCTTATCCCGCTCGCCCGGCGTGCATTGCCGCCTGGCCACATTCTCCACGAACACCAGCTCATCCTTCGTCAGGCTCATCACCACACCGCACGCGTAGTTGGTCCCCGCCACCACCTTCTGGCTCCCCGCCTTATCCCAGAACCACATCCGGTTCACGATCTCCTCCAGCTTTGGCCCCGCCTCCACGATCGTAAACCACTCTCTCTGGAACATATTCCCCTGCCGTAAATAGGGCGACTGCTGGTACAGCGCCTGGAAGTCATATTCGCTGTTAGCCCGGGTCCGCTCTAGATCCTCCACACTATACTTCTCCGGCCATAGTGCCTCCCCCGCCTGCCTCCCCAACGGGTCCCGCTCATTCACCCACACCCCTTCCAGCATCTTCATCCTCTGGTACTCCTCAAAGCTCTTCTCCTCTGTAGGTGATCCCCCGCTCTCCTCTATCCTATGAGACTCTTGACTATATGACTCGGCGAACGCCGGTAGACATACCACCGTCCACCGGTCTGTTTTCGGATCAGTCGCCATCTGTTTTAGCAACCGACCGGCGAGATCATCCCCATGCCAGCGGGTTAGCATGATTACTATTGCCGCCCCATCCTCCAGCCGCGTATAGGCCGTGCTGGTCCACCATTCCCACACGCTCTCCCGGTGCGCCTCCGATTCCGCTTCCTCCCGGTTCTTGAACGGGTCGTCCACAATCAATAAATGTGCGCCCGTTCCGGTGATTGCTCCGCCCACGCCTGCCGCCATCATCCCGCCTCGATAGGGTGCCGCCAGGTCCCATGATTTCACACTCCGGCTATCCTCCGCCAATACCACCGGCGATTCTTCACCTGCCAAAGTCCCAAATAACGCTTTGAAGCTATGCGACAAAACGATATCTCTTGCTGCCCTGCTGAACTTCGTCGCCAGGTCCGCTCCGTAACTGGTCAAGATCACCCGTATATCTGGATTCTTTCCCAGCACCCAGGCCGGGAAATGCCTGCTCGCCTGCTCGCTTTTCCCATATCGTGGCGGCTCCAGGATCAACAAACGTCCGATCCCCTGCTTTCCCTTCGTCCGAATATACAGTTCCACCTGTTCAAGGTACTTCGCTACCAGCCGGTGGTGGTTTGCAGGCTTGTAATACGAAGCCACGTAACATTCAAAGCCGACAAAATACCGCTTGGCAGCTTCACGAAAGTTGAGTTCGTCATCCTCATCACTGATTGGTTTCATCAGATGCTTTGTCGCTAGCATCGTGCTCATCTGGTTCACCTTCATCACCGAAAATCAATTTCTTTTGTTCGTCGCTCATTCTTTGGATAATTTGAGCATTACTCAACTTCTTCAGATCAACCTCTGTCGCCATAACGTTCAAATCCGACGAAGGTGTGAAATCCCCGATCAATTCCAGGAATAGTTTTCGGTCATTGAATGACTTATAGTCCGCTTTGCTCGCCTGTTCCACCAATGCGTTAATCACATCCCGCCGGTGCTCCCACAAAGCCGCCGTCTGCATCATCGATACAACGCTGTCGATGCCCTTTTCTTTTTTATATTTTTTCCTCCAGGTATAAATCACCCTGGAGCTTTTCAATCCCAATACCTCAGTCGCCAATTTTTCTATTGTTTCTGGTTTGCGTCCTATCTTTGGGCTGCTTGCCCAGGCGATATAACACGCCACCCGCCACGGCCACCCCTGCTCCCGTAACATCAAATAATCCTTGAACCATTCCGGCTTATCGTTCCTACTAGAGAACGTACTGGCCGACGCCTCGCTAATTAATCTGGCTTCCTCAGGCGTAATAAATCGTTCCGCCGCGTCCTCTTCTACCTCATCCAGGCCCGGAAGATCGAATCGGAGTTGTAGATCGTTCCATTCTTTAATCGCCATACCATATCCTCAAAGCCATCTCGATCACCCAGATCACAGCCTTTTTCATCCAATACACCATCAATAGCGGAGCCAGCGCCGCCGATAAATAAACCATTTCAACTCCCACAACCACGCCAGCCCCAGGCACACCGGCAGCAACACCAGCCACCACCACCCGAACCGCTGCCCCAACAGACATTCGCCCTTCATGCTGGCTCCAGCCACGTCTCGCCCTTATAAAACGCCGCCGCCCAACCAACCTTGCCGCTCTTCGTCCAGCCCATCAGCCACACATCGCCGCCCTCCTCCGCCCACCCGCACGCATAGAACCGCTCCCCCGGATTGATCTGGTCGATCATCATCCCGTCCGGACGATTCACCCGCACCCGGATGAACTTGGTAATCAGGCTGGTCGGCTTATAAACCACCGACTTCGGCAACGCCGGAACATCCGGCATCTTGAAGCCGCTGGGTGCTGGCGGCTCCACCGGCGGCGTAACCACCGCCCCCGTCAGGTACGGCATCGGGTCCACATTCACACCATCTCGCCACAAAATAAAGTGGACATGCACAACATCGCTGTTACCGGTCGAACCCATCAAGCCGATCTGTTGCCCGGCCCCGAAAGAATGACCAACTTGCAAGACAGACACGTTAGCCATATGCGCACACAGCGTCCGGTACGCATGCCCCTCGATCACACCATGATTGATCTCAACATACGATCCATACCCGTCGTTATAACCCGCAGGTTTGACGCGCCGCACCTTGCCCGGCAGCACCGCCACCAGCGGGATCTGCGCCTGGTCGTTGCTCAAAATATCCAGCCCCGGCTCCCAGCCCTTCTCCAGGTAACCGGGTCGGTCGCGGTGATCCTGCCAACAATCGCCAAGATAGGCGAGGGTCATGTCACAGGGAAAGCGTAGTTTGATAAGATCGCTCATATCAATGGACCAACGTAATCCTGTGCGTCATGATCTCCCAAAGCAGTCCTGAAACGCAGCCGGTAAAAACTATCGCCATGTAAATCGCAATCGCCTTGATTGTCTTAAAATCATTCAAGACTTTCTCAAGGGCAGTGAGACGGTCTTCGTGTTCCTTCAGCTGTTCAAGGACGCCCATCTTTCCGTTCATTTGAATATCGAAAACCGCAATCACAGTGCACAGTCGTGCCACTGGTTCGACCTTCTCGGTTATGTTGTCGAGCTTGGTACTCAAAGTACCTAGCGTCACTTCGCCTTCGCTGTAACCTTCGTCCCCGCCTGGTGGTGTCATTGATGGTTTATTTAGGTAACAACCGTTTGGCTTCCAACGCAACGCCGGAGATATACGCGCCGATGGTCACACAGACCCAGATGAGCGTGTCTTGCGGCACTTCGACTGGCAGTTTGATCCCGAAGCCGTTCAATACGATCGCAACCAAACCAATCGTCGCACCCCAGAACTTACGTGATTTCACCACGCCGTGCCAGCCGCTGGCGCCCGGGTCGACTGCCACGCCCAGAATGTAGCTCGCCACGATCACTACCAGACCGATAGTCGCCTCTTCGTTCAGCGTGAAATTCGGGAAGAAGAAACTCGCAAACAACACGCATAAGGCGATGATCAAAGCCCAGAACTTTCTCGAACTAAAGATATCTTTCATTTTTCATTCTCCTTTACCTTAAACGGCGAGCGCCCGGTGTCGTAATGACACCGGGCGCTCATCTCCGATATTGCCCGAACCACGATCGGGCATGCATGGGTTTATGGGGGATCACCGATCCCCACCGCCCAATATTCATTTACTGAATTTTAAAACACTTCTCCTCAAATGTCAATCCTCTCTCGTATTAGTCGCCAGATTGATAGACGGATAGTCTCATAACCTATCCGTCTATCAGACTATCCGACTTCTTTTAAGACCTTTTCCAGATCCCGCGCCAGCTCCGGCTGCGCATCCCTGCAGCTCTCGATATACGCCCGGATCGCCGCCCGCGCATGCGCATCCGTATCCAGCCTCAGCGTAAAATACACCGCCTTCGGATCCACCGGCGACCCATCCCCCTTCTCGATCCGGTATTTCCCATAAAGCCCTTGAGGCTCTCCCTTCGGTTCATCCTTCTCAACCATCCTCACCTCCATCCTGGATGGGCGGCCCGTGTCCGCCCCGCCTTCCGATTATCCGTTTATCTGATCAACCACCACACCACACCCGCCAGCGCCATGACCGCCAGCCCCAGCGCCCCTACCACCCAGCGCCGCTCCTTCCTCACCGCCCCCTCTACCCGCCATTTCGTCCTCATTTCCCGGATCTCTTCGTCCATTCTGCGCCTCCAATTTCCTAACATACTCCACCAGTCTGCCTGCGTCCGCCGGTTTCAGCAGCACATCCACCCCGCACAGGTCCGCCATATGCGCCTGGCTCTCCACCCTCCTGATCAACTCCTCCATCTCGCTCATGGATACGGCCCCGGCGTCCCTGTCTCTTCCACTGGATAAGGCTCTTCTGTCGCCGTCCGCGTAGCCGTCGACCACGGCTCCCATATAGTTGGCGTAGCGGTCGGCCAGGCCATCTCCGTCGCTGTGGGAAGGATCGCCGGTTCCCTAGCCCCCCTCACCCGCGGCCTCTCGATGCACATCACCGTCTTCCAATCCCCCTTCTCCCAGCTCCACACCTGGCACACCAGCCACAGGCTGCGTGCGATCAGCGGCCTGGGAGAGCTGTGCGCCAGCAGCGCCAGCCCCACCACCGCCATCACCACCAATCCCATCAAAACCAACCCGCCCTCTCGCCTCATCGCCTCATCTCCTTATCTTGTCCAGCTTCCATAACAACCGCTCCAGCTTATCCCGCTGCGCCTTCGCCTGCTCGCTGATCAGCGCTTGCACCATCAGCATATTCACCCGCCATTGCACCAGGCTGGCCAGCATTGTCAGCTCACTTCTTGTGAGCCGCTCCTCCCGGCTCAGCCCTCCCCCATCTCCCCCAGCATTACCACCCACTCTTCCAGCTTCCCCAGCACCTGGCGCCACTCCGCCTCGCTGAGCGGACGGTTCCCTCTTTGCATATCGACCATCTTTCCCCATAACTCCTCCTTTGCCTCTTTGACCACATCCAACCTGACCTGATCCTTTTCCATCCTGATCACCTATCCGACTATCAGACTATCCGACTATCTGTCTTCCCTCCAACAACTTCCTCATCGCCTCCTCCCCCGGCACCCACGTCCGCACCCTCCCGCAGATCGAGCAGCGCACATCCGCCACATACCCCTCCACCACCGCCATCACCTCCACTTCTTCTATCTGACTATCAGACTCTTGACTATTAGACGGAATCGCTATTCTATACAGCACCAGTTGCCGCACCCCGCTCCCATTCCTCACCACCATCCCCAACACATGCTCCCCACCTGGGCACCGCCACGCCTTCATCTCACTCACGCTCCACCTCCACGGCACACTTGCATCGAAAGGTTTCCGGAACCTGGCTGGCCACCCGCCCCACGTATCCCGGCACCTTCCACCATAACCTCAAATGCCACACCCCCAGCTCCTCCTCCTGGTACTTATAAAACCCCTCCACCTCCCCCCCCATCGGCTCCACCTCCTCCCGGATCCACCGCTCGATATCCACCGCCCCCGATCTTCCTGGATCGGCGCCCATGCTCATCACATGCAAGTGGAACAGCCCCCACCAGCTCACCTTCCGCTCCACCACCACTTCATCGCCACCCACGGCCGCCCCCTTTCACGCCCACCCTCACCGTCACTACCGGCCCTTGCACCTGATCCATCCGCACCCACACATTCACGCATGGCCCCGAGCACGACCCTCTCACCAGGTCCTGCCTCGCAATGCTCACCAGCACCGTCCCCTCCTCCCCCTGTCCCACCACCAACCCCACCCCCGCCGGAGTCACCACCTTATCCATGAACTTCATCTCCCACACTCCCCACGCAGCACTGCGATCCTCTGGTTGACTTCATCCAGTTCCGCCTCCAGTTGGGCGATCCTGGCATTCAATTTTTCTATAGCCAATAAAAGTCCCCGTCTATCCCGGCGACATACAAATAGTTCATAATCTCTTTTATTTTGAAATGTTCCATGAATCGTAGTTATCGGCATCTCAATATTCCTCTCTTCCTTCAATCATCTTCCTCAACTCCCTCACCGGCACATCCCACAGATCCCGGTACCGCCTGGCCGCCGCCTTCACCGTGCAGCGCTTACTCACATGCACCCCCCCGCACACCTCGCACGCCGAAGCAAGCACCATCGCCGGAAGTCCCAGCTTCACCCGGATCGCAGCCTTCTTTGGCTCGTACTTCTGCATCGCCATCCGGAACGCCATCCCCCCCGAAATCCCAAACTCTCGCCCCACCGCACGCCAGTTTCCCAGCCTGCGGTACGCTTTTCTCAAATCACGTCTGATAACACCTAAACTCGCCATAACGCCCTTCTACGCCCTGTTACAAGCCGTAACAAGCACTTCAAACGGATGCTCCGCCAGATATTCATACTCTTCCTGTTCCCTTCTCAGCACCTCCTGCCGCTCCGCCTCATACCGGCTCTTCCCCTCGTAATAACTCGGATTTCTCCCCAGTTCCACATTCTCGAAATGCTCCGCAAACAGCGGCGTCTCCTTCTTCATCCGTTTCTTCAACCGCTTCTTGCGGCTCCTCGCCAACTCCTCATCCGTCTTCACCATCTGCGGTTCCAGAATCGCCCTGATCGTCATCGAATACCCGCCGCCGGTCATCCTCAAAGCCTTCAGCTCCTCCGGAACCCGCGCCCCTTCCCCTTCCTTCCGGACCGGAGCAAAATACCTCGCCTTCACACTCGCCTCCCCCGCCGGTGGCGAAGTATAAGGATTGTTCCACTCAATCGAATATAAAAACCCGGCCAACTTTCCCATCAGCCTATCCGACTCCCGACTATCCGACTCTCTCTCACGCGCACGCACGCACACGCACTCATTTCCCGTTGCTCCCCGCCAATTCCCTGCATACCGCCCGCCCAGCAGGGGAGATCTCCATCCCCTGGTTCGTCGCCCGCTCGTTCCGCCACCTCGCCCAGCCCTGCTTCAGGAACTCCCCTCTCACCGCCTGGAACTGCCCCCGGCTGAACGGCCTCCCCTCCCCGCACCAGGTCGTCTCCGAGAATGGCGCCCCCGCCAGCAGCCCGATAGCCAGGTCCTTCATCTGCCCCGCCGACGCTTGCAACTCCGGGAACGCCATCCGTCCCTCCTCCCGGAACTCCACCCGCACCGTCTCGGCCGCCGCCTGAACCACTACCGGCTCCACCGGCCTCAAATCCGCATACACCGCCGACCGCCACATCAAAATCGAGCTGATCCACCACAGCACCGCCCCGCCCCCCGCCGCAATCAACCCCACCCAGGCCGCATCCTCCCACTTCAGCCACAGCGCCAGCCCCAACACCGCCAGGCCGCATAACACCCCCGTCGCCAGCGCCTGCCCCAGTGGGATCATGCACCCGTTCGCAATCGAAGAATCGCTCGAATTCATCCCTCCACCGCCTCCAACTTCAACGTCTGCTCCCTGTACGGCTCTCCAACCACCACCAGCCGCTTATCCTGCGAAACCAGCACCGCCCCCGATGTCATCCAGCCATGCTCCAGAAGCGAGCGCACCTCGTGCCCTTGCAACCGCGCGCCAGGCGGAAACCCGATCTCCGCATCCGGATCCTCGATCACCGTGAACTGCTGGGCGAAGCACCCATCGAACGGCGTCTTGCGCCCGCGGTTCCTGCGCTCCCAGGATGACTTCTGCTCCAGGTGCACCGCCCGCCGGTGCACATCGCAATACTTCGAGCTATGGTAAGTCGGCTCGTGGCACACGCAGCACTGCGTAAACACTCTGCTCATCTTTCACCTCCACCGTAGGGGCGCAACGCTTGCGCCCTGGCGTTCACCTAATTCGGACTGTTCTAGTAAACGGTGTATGTTGTGTACATTGGGTATTTCTACCCAATCCAATGTACACCAAGTGGACAACTCCTGTCCAATTAGCCAGGACAAAAAAAACCGTCTGTCTCTTATAGTAAGTACATAACATACATACATACACTCCAAACCATCCAAAAACGCCCGCTTTTTCCCGCTCCAGACCCCCCAAAAACCCTTAATGTATGTTGTGTACGTTGTGTATGTTGCTGGGCTTCCTGGTGGAATATTTGTTTTGTCACATTTCTCAGAGGAGCAGAGGAGCTTTTCCGGCCACCTCCTCTGACCACCTCCTCTGAGACCCCCGAAAAACAAATTTATACCCCCCCACACAGCCCCTACAACGTACACAACATACATACATACATTAATTGCCATCATTTACTCCCCGCGAACATCGGTAAATCGCCCAGATCGCTGCCCTTCGAGCCGTCCAACCCGCCCGTTTCCCACGCCTCCAGCGCATCCAGGCTCAGCCTGGAACGCGCCTGTTCGCTCAAATAAGCGAAACTCAAATCCAGCCCCACCGCTCGCCGCCCCAGCTTGCGCGCTACCAGCAGCGTCGTTCCACTCCCGGCAAACGGGTCCAGCACCAGGCACGGCACAGGATCGCCAGCGTTGCAATCGCAGCCGGGCTGCCAGCCGGTGGTGGTTGATTGATTGGCATATTCGCCGCCGTTTTTGCGAGCCGCTTGCCGGAGTAACGCTAACCGATTGGCAGCTGCACCATCCTGATACATACTATCTGTTTCCGCATCATGCGATGCCGATCCTTTCTCTACCACCCTCGCCCACCCCGCGCCGCACTTCGGGCAGCAGCCGCGCTCGCTCGTCCCCGCCTTGATGCACGGCTCGACCAGGGCCGGTGGGTATGTTGCGAAGTGCGCGCCGGAATACGGCGCTGTGGCAATATTCCAGACGGTTCTCAGGTTGCGGCCGCCTGGACTGTCTTTTCTCAGTCCCTGTCCGGTATTTTCTTTCGCAGTCTTGCCGCTGGTAAATTTGCTTCCTTTATGTGATTTTGGTATAGAGTGGGCAACTGCCGTGTGATCGCCCTCGCTTGCCCACCCCTGCACCCAATCAACCGTTGCTCGATGTTCGTCAGTTGTACGGAAAGCCTCTCTTACCGCCTCTTGGTCGTAATAATATCTCGCCTGCTTGCTCAGCAGAAACAGGTATTCATGCGCCTTCGTCGGCCTATCCGTCACACTCTCCGGCATCGGGTTCGGCTTCGCCCAGATAATGTCCGAGCGCAGATACCAGCCGTCCGCCTGGAGCGCGAAGGCGACCCGCCAGGGGATCCCGCACAGGTCTTTGGGCTTACCAGCTATAAAATGACTACACTGCGACGCATTCTTCGCCCTGCCGGTGATCTCATCGCCATTTCCGCCCCTCCCGCCGCCCGAATAACTATCCCCCAAATTCAGCCACAGCGTCCCGTCATCTCTCAACACACGCCAGACTTCGCGGAACACCTCCACCATCTTCCCTACAAACTCCTCCGGCGTCGCCTCCAGCCCCAGTTGACCTTCCACGCCATAATCGCGCAGCGCCCAATACGGCGGGCTGGTCACCACCATCTGGACGCATTGATCCGCCAGTGGGATCTGCAAACTGTTGGCATTGATCAGGTTCAAAACGGTATCTCCTCTTGCTTCGCACTCGTCACCTGTTCACTCTTCTCAACATTCAGCTCCACCGTCTCATACTTCTGTTCCGGGTCCACCCCATACCTCTTCGCCAGCGCCCGCATCCGCAGCTCGTCCCAATACACCGGGAAGCCCTTCCCCCGCCGCTCCCCCACCTGCAATTGCAGCTCGTTCCGCACCAGGCTCCCCACCCCGCGCGCCGTCAGGCTGTCCTTCTTGCGCTTCTTCTTCGTGCTCTCATCCTCCGCCTCGTCCCCCTCCAGCGCGTTCATCTCATCCATGATCGTGTTCGCCACAAACGCCACATCCCCGATCAAGATGCACGCCTCCCCCCCGTTCTTCACATACTTCTCGTGCTCCTTTGGATTATTCCAGATCCGCCACAGCGCCTCCACCACCCGCGCTGCAATCGTCATACTCTTCGTCAGTGTCATCTCCCGGTGGTACGCCCGCAAAAACGTCTCGATCTCCGCCAGCAATTCCGGGTCGTCCTTCGCCAGCGCCTTCAGCGGCATCGTCACCTGGTTCAGCCGTGAAGACACCTCCAGGTCCATCAGCTCCTCCCCGCACTCGATCTGCGGCTCCCACACCTGGAACCGCCACCGCAGCAGCAGGTTGCGGATCGCCCGCGCCTTCTCCCGGAACGTGTCATCTATATTTAATTTGATCCCCTTCGCCTTCAGTTCCATCGGCTCCCTGGGCTGCACCTTGATCGTCAGACACCTGGATCCCACCGCATCGTCCTTGAAATCCTTCCGCATCGCGATCAGCTTCGGGCAGAACGTCTCGAACGTCATCACCTCATACGACTTCCCGCATTCGGTCATCACCTCCTCCAACCGCCAGATCGGGTTGCCCGCCATCGCCCCCAGGTTCAAAAACTTCACCAGGTCGTTGCTCATATCCCCCCCATCGTGCAGATCCGCCTCGTCGATGAACACCGTCCCCCGGTACATCTCCGTCGCCCGGAAGAAGCTGGCCGCCGTCCCCGCCCCGCTCGCCATCATCAGCCGGTAGCACAGGTGCCCCACCCGCCGCATCAACTCAGACTTGCCTGCCCCCGCCTCCCCCATCGCCCGCAAGTACGGCAGCGCGTTGAACGCATCGTAGCACCAGGTCATCAGCACGTAATAGGCGATGATCCTGGACAGATAGCGGTTCTCCAGCAGGTAATGCGCGTTGATAAACATCTCCACCAGCGTCACCAGCTCCTTGGTCGATTTCAGCGCCCCCACCTCGCTCGGGAACAGCACGCCCCCCTTCTTGATGAACCCGTTCACCGGCTTCGGCACGTAGCGCTTCCCGTCGATATCCAGGAACTCCGCCACGCCGATCTTCTTATCCGGATCCCGGAACGCCAGCCGCGCCTTATCCGCCCCCGGATCGTACACATACTCCACCAGCCACCCGCCAATCCATCCCCCCAGCGTCTCCACAAACGTGACCGGCTCCTCCTCGCTCTCCTTCACCGCCCCCTTCAGGATGTCCGCAAATTCCCGGATCCCGATCTGCAGCCGCTCGATCAGGCTCTTGCGGTACGACGCCCGCTCCACCCGGTCCATCTGGCTGATCAGCTTGAACGCCGTCTTGAACCCCTCGTCTCGCTCGCCCCCCTTCAGCTGCCCGGCCCACGCCGCGCACTCCTCCGCCATCGTCAGCGCCTGCCCCAATACCTCCCGCGCCCGCTCCGCCTGCATCTCCACCAGCCGCTTGATATACTCCTCCCGCCTGGCCGGGTCTTCTATCAGACCATCCGACTTCTGACCATCCGACTCTCCTCCCCCCGCACCCTCCTCTGTTATAGCAGCAGCCTCGCCGGCCTCCGTTGTAGGGGCGATCGGTGATCGCCCTTCTTCCTCAACAGCAGCCTCGCTTTCCGCCTGTGATATTGCATCTAAAGCATCAGCCAATGCTTTCCTTAATACTTTCCACTGCCCTCCCTCCGTCCTTTCCACCAATCCCCGCGCCTCAAGTTCCTTCATCACCCCCACCGCCCTTGGATACCCGATCTTCAAATCCCTCTGAAGCTTCGAGAGACTGATCACATTCTCTTGGCTCAGGAAATCCAAGGCGTAGCTTAATACCTCATCATCTCCCTGTCGTCTGTTGACTGTCGACTGCATACTCCCCCGGTAATCCAACAACCCATCCTCTCCCATCGACTTCAGCCAGTCATTGGCATCTTTGCCCTCCGGCCAGCGCACCACCCTGGCCATCGGCCCCAAGATGAACGCCAGCGGCCAATCATCGCTCTTCCCCCGCAGCGCCCGCAGCCCCGCCTCATCTGCATCCATCCCCAGGTACAGCCGCCCGTGCCGCTTGCGCAGCTCCCCCAACACCTTCTCCTTGTCCTGGTACGCCGTCCCGCACATCGCTGCCGCCGCCACGTCCCACTGCCCCAGCGTGATCGCATCCGCCGGACCCTCCACGATCACGCACTCCTCCGCCCGCGTCCCATACACCTGGTTGAAATACACCTGCCGCTCCCCGCTCAGCACCACCGGTAAGTTGTAGCTCTTGATCTCCTTTCCCTCTTTATTGATCTCCGCCCCCAGGATATTCCGCCCGCTGAAGGTGATCACCCTGCCGTTCACATAATGCGCGTAGACAAGACGCGTTTTTCCAACCAATCCCGGCACCATTCCCCATTCCCGCCAGTTCGGCTGGTCCTCAATCTCCACCCCCCACTTCGTTGCCCACGCTTTCACATCCCCCCGCCACCCCAGGATCGCCACGGCGTGCGGGCATTCCGCATCGATCCCGTTCAGCGAGAAATCGCCTTTCAAATCCGCCAAAGCAGCAGCAGTATTCCGCCCCGAAAATCCCAATCCCGCCTCCCGGATCGTCTCATCTGTCCAGCCCCTGCCCCGGACATACGCCAGCGCTTCTGGGTCATCCCACAGCCACTGTTGCATCTTCGCCTGCGCCAGCCCGAACACCGTCTCCCGCAGCCTGGTCACCTCCCGTTTGGCCTGATCTTCGTGGCTCCATCTCGGCTCCGGCAGGTGCGCCCGCCTGGCCAGCCACTCCACCGACCCCTTGAAATCTATCTTCTGCCGGTTCATCACCCAGTTATAAACATCCCCCGCTTCATTTCCACCCTTGCCATTGAACGTGTAAAGCTGTCTAATGACATTGACCACCAGCGCATGGTTCTCCCCCAACCCCCGGACATACTTCCCGTGCCGATGTTCCAGCGGGTGCGTCTCGTTGATTACGTCCTCTATTCGGTTTGCTTCCCTGATCTTGCTTAGTATGTCATCCACGATGATTGCTCCAAACCGTTTCTACAAAATTGCTCCGAATTTCCGGCACGCCGACGCAGGCCCCCCCCCTCGACCTCGATTGAAACCTACCCCCCGCCCCCCTCAGCTCATCCGGGAGACCTGCCCGCGCATTTCACGACAGAAAATAGACCCACTAACCATGCTCAAACAGGTCCTATTGACCATAGATCTGTATCTTTTGTCGCATAATGCGTGTTCTACGCCCATTCATTGGCAGCACCCGCTCGCTTTTCTACACACGCCCTGCCCATGCCCGCCTGCGCTGTATAAAGCGAGTTTAACTACTACTGTTATCTTTACAGATAGCGCATGACTGCCAGGCACAGCACACATGCTCAGTCCTGTGCGCCTGGGTACTGTTGCCACACCCTGCCATCCAGCATACAGCCTGACTGCTTGCGCCCTACCCGCATGAACTCAACTGGCATGGTGTAGCGCTGCTCTATGGGTGGCTCGGCTGGGATGTACTCGCCCCAGGACTTGAAGAAGAACGGGACCATGGCTTGCTCGCATTGATTACGTAGCGAGCGCACCCAATCAGGATGGCACGTCCTGGCATCTGGTCCGCTCTCCCCGCCAGCAATGACCCAATGCACGCGAGCACAGCCCATCTGGTAATCGATCCAGCCAGGCGCAAAGGAACAGCCAGTCAACGCATCGCGTCGACCATGCCAGGCGCACGTCCCTGCTAAATCAATCGCCCCCAACAATGGCTCACATGACAGGAACCTGGTCTTACAAGGGATTTTTAGTAGTAGCGGAACCCGCCGATCAGCCGCCTCTTGATCCTCGACGCTCGCCCCCAGCCATACATGCTCCCATCCAGCGCCCCAATCGTCCGGAAGGTGATCAGGCACGCGCTCGAGCCGCTTGCTGGGCACGATATACGTAAACATCGGCGTCTGGCGCATGATCTCCAGCGCTTCCTCGCGCCAGGCATCCGCCTCCTCGATCCAGAAATCAGACCACGGGCAGACGAAGATCTTCTTGCCCCAATTCTCCTTCTTCTTTGCCCAACTCAAAGGAGCTTTGAAGGTCGTCTTCGAGCGCTGCACGATATGCGGTTGCTTGCCATATTTCGGCATCTCCCTGTAAGCGTAGCAATGCGCACAGCCCTGGCTCACTTTGTGGCAGCCGTACCACGGCGACCACGAGCTATCCGTCCACTCAACTTTGCTGGTTTCGCCCATTACTACCCGCCTCTCGCCGCAGACTGATGCGCTGCAACCGGCACTCGCAATGCTCCACTTCCACCCACACCACGCCGTGCTCATCCTCCACCTTGCTGACCACCTCGAACGGTTCCCCATCGATGATCACTTCCGGCTTGATCTTCAGGATCTCGTCGCTCATTTCAGCCTCAGCAGCACCGGCACCACCAGCAACAACGACAATCCTGCCAGGCAGGAGGCCGGTATAGCCAGCCACGACCCGTAGATGGTCCAACCCGCCACCTGGTAGACTTCATTGCCGAACAGGAACAACGTCAAAGCGCCCGCGCCTAAGATATAAACGATTGATGGGATCGAAGACAATATGCTGAGCGTGCAGCAGGTGTGATAAGCGCTGGCTTCCGAAACAGGATCGTTCATTTCAATCTCCCTTCCGGGCGCAAGCGTTGCACAAAGCTTGCGCCCCTATTTGTTTACTACTTTCCGTTAGCCCTGGGCTGCTTGGAGGCGCGCGATTTCTTTTTGCTTTCGGCCAGTTTGTTCAGGATGGTGTACGCGTCGCCACGATCCCAGGGGATATCGACTTTCATGACTTTGATTGTTTCTTCTCGCGCGGTGATTTCCACCTCCATGAATTCTCCCATGGTAGCCAGGAGCTTTGTAAGGTGGGTAGCCTCGGTCTCGTCCACGGGTGGAAATTGGATAGTTCTGATTTCGGTAGTCATTAGTTCATCCTCTCCATTTTCTAGCTTGCTTTTCTTTCCACGTCTTACTCAATTCACTCTGCGCCAGCTCCAAATCCTGGTGGATCCGTTCCACCCGCTTGAGCGCCGGTCGCAGCACATCACCTACCAGCGGCGTGCGCCGCATCGCCTGCCGGATGCGCAGCGTCACCTCATCCAGGTCCACCGCACAGGTCAGCAAGATCGCCTGCGCCGTCTCCAGCTCGTCACGCAGCTGGCGCGCCTGGTCACTCAACCTGCCTCGCATTGAGCAATTCCTCCAGCTCACGCGCCAGCACCAGCCTGGCCAGCAGCGCATCCAGCGCATACGCGCCCGCCACTGCCAGTCCGCCCATGCCCGCCGTCGCCCACAGAGCCGCCAGGTGCGCGTAGATCCACCCCGGCGCGTGCACCGTCCAGTACAGGTACAGCCCGCTCAGCGGCGTGATCACGCCCAGCATGCCCAGCACATACGCCGCCAGCCTGGGCAGCCGCCGGTGTAGCAGCATCTGCCAGGGGAAATAATGCTGCGCCAGCAGCGTCAGCATGACAACGATGATGGTGATTAGCAGTTGGATTACCATTTCTCAGCTTTCTTTGCCTTCTCAATTTTCTTGATCCGCTTCAATCCCGCATGAATACGCTTACGGCGACATTTTCTGCATTCATCGCCATACTTCTGTAAACACGTTCGATCACATTTTCCGATGCAAGGTTTTCTGATCATAGCCTCTCCACTGCCTTCTCAAAATTCTCCATGCCTTGCCACGCCGTGCCATGCCCTGCCCTGGCAAGCAACGCAGGGCCATGCCCGGCCATGGCGCATCGAGCCCTACCACGTCATTCAACAATCTCAAACCTTCCATACTTGGGCCGCCAATTTCCAATCCCAACTTGCTCGCCCAAGATCGTTATATATCCTTTGATCGCTTCTTCATTCTTCACTATCTGGTCGTCCCAAACAATTTTGAATTCGGACCACCAATTGTTGAAAATTGGTCGTGTCCGCATTACCCGTCTACCCATAATGACCACGCCGCAAGTAAAGCGATATTCCTCTTTAAGCCACAGCTCATTAATGGAAAGATGTTTATGGGGGAATTCCAAGACGGCGTTCTCCTCACAAAATACTCCGGCCAGAACTATCTTCCCTTCTTTCTTTTTCTTAGCCGCCGTAACTATTCCTGCCTCGATCATGCTGGTTGGGATCACAATTTTGTCATTTTCTGTGTAGAGAGATCCGTACCACTCGATTTTTGCCATAGCCTCATAGTCGGCGTCCGTCTTGGGTTTCTTCCCGGAAATCTTCTTCAGTTCCCGGGAGTAATAATTCAACGGGTCTGCGAGATGCCCGTTCTGCAAAAGTAGGGGTGCTACGCCCCGTATCTTGTAGCTCGAATGTTGTAGTGCCATTGCTTACTCCTTTTCGTTTGATCGTAGTCGTTTCCATTTCTGGTGGTTGTAAATCTAGTTTCTTCGCATACCGGTCTTTCCTGATACAGTCGGTGACGAGCTCGTGATGGTATTTACAAAGCGTCACCAGATCGCCGTCATCTTCATGCCCAAATCTTTCGTATGTGTTATGGTGCACCTCCAAATCTTCTGTTTTATGGCAGACCATACAATGGCCATCTCGCTTGATAATCTCAGCTCGCTTCTTTTTCCATTCGGGCGATCTGAGATACTCCTCATAGAAGCTACTCACAAATTATCCGTGCCGCGAAAAGCAGTACCACGCCCCGCCCAGCTCAGCCCTGCCAGGCCCAGCCACACCTTGCCGCGCAAAACCAAGCGCTGGCATGCCGAGAATTTACAGTTTTTCAACCGCCGCCTCAAAATCCTCCCAACCGGGTTGGACATATCTTTTTGTAGTTTCAAGGCGGCTATGGCCAAGCAATTTACTCACAACGGTCAATGGAACACCCCCATTTAATAGCCTTCGAGCGAACGTATGGCGCAATGCGTGTGGCGTGCATTTTTCATCCAGCTTGCACGCCTCCCGCAGCGCCTGTACCCGCTTCTGCACCAGCCGCACCCCGATCCGCACGCCACTTCCTGTGGCGCCATCCCCCTTACCCACGAACAGCGCCCCATCCGTCCGTCCGCTCACGTTCAGCCACAGCTTCACCGCCCGCCGCGCCTCGTTATTCAGCGGCAAATGGCGCTCCTTCCCGCCCTTCCCATTCCGCACCACCAGCCTGCCCTTGCGCTCGCCGACCTGCACATCGCCCACGTTCAGATCGCACACCTCCGCTTCGCGCAGCCCGGCGTACAGCATCAGCGCCACGATCGCCTGGTCGCGCACCGCCTGCCAGCGCCAGTGCTCGGTCGTGGCCGTGTTGACAGACTGCTCGATCTGCCGCGCCAGCCGGTGATACTCCGCCTCCGTCAACCACCTGGGCGGCGGCTCGCTCAACGGCTTCGGCTCCACCCCCTGGAATGGATCGTATGCCACCTGTCCGGTCTGCATCGCAAAGTCGCACAGCTTCCGCAAAGTCGCTCGCCTCCGGTTCCAGGTATTCGCCGCCATGCCCGTCTCCAGGCACTGGCTGCGATACAAGCGCAGATCCACCCCCGTGATCAGCCCCGGCTCGAACGGCTGCCCGTTCACCCCCTCGAACCAGCTCGCAAACTGCTTCAGGTCCTGCCGGTAGGCTTTGATCGACGACCCGCTGCAGCCCTGGCTCTCGGCGAAGGCCACGAAATCGGCCAACCAATCGCCGGTCACAATCGACATTTCGATAAGCAATTCGTTCGGCGAATTGCCCGAAAACGTTTGAGTTTTCATGGCTGCCTCAGCTTTGGGGAAATTCTGGTTGTTCAGGAAGGGTGATCACCGGCGTGATTAAGATCGTGTACCAGTTCGCCGCCACATTCGCCGCCAACACCGCCGAAGCCTGCGCCAGCGTCGCGCCCGTCAGCGGCACTGCTCTCCACCAGCCGCTCTCCACCAGCCCCCGGGTAAGTTGACCGGCCCGCTCGGCCGTCATCGCCTTGCCACTGGCCGCGATATAGCGCGTCACCTCGCCCTGCCAATCGCCCTGGCAGCGCAGCAGGCAAGCCATATTCCACAGCACCTGGCTGCCGTTTTTCGCCCCCGGCCAAAACAGGATCTGGCTGCCGGTCGGATTTTCCAGCACCTGCGCCAGCGGCTGCAGGCCCGCCTTGACCGCATACACGCCGGTCACGGTTTGCTGCTGGCTGATATGAACCAGCTCGTTCGGCCCGACCGGCATCCCGGAGCAGGCGGTCAAAAAATTGAATGCGATCAGAATAATGCTCAGGTGGTTGATGAGTTTCTTCATCCCAAAATCTCCTTTTTATCTGAAATTACCTGGTTGAAATTTCACAAACCTTATCGATTGCCAATCCGTATGTAGCATATTCGCCCCATAGCATCCAGCCATCCGCCAATAATTTCGCCACCGCCCAGGGACTGAGCTGCCGGATGAAAAGGCCATGCAATGAAGAAAAAAGAATGTACCAGCTCATGTTGAAATCACCATATTCCTGGAGGATCATGCCGTTTCATAGCATCAAAACATCTCTGCCATTTCTTCTCCAGCAAAAAGAATATCTTCGTATCTGGCTCTCTGCGCATTTGATCCGTAAGCATCCGAAGTCTGGCTATCATTCTTGCATGCTGTTTTCTGGTTAGCGGGGGCATTTGATCCTCCTCAAATCACCATTTTTAGAAATTGGTGCTAAGCTTTGAAATAGTTCTTTAATATCTCGAGCTGCTCATTGTTCCATGCCACGACGAACCCCGGCCCACGGCGCTGCATCGTCAGGCACAGCATCCGGCATAGCGCCCCGGCCCGTTTGGGCGTCAGGTCGGCTGGCAGGTCCGGCATCAGGTCTGCCAGAAAAGCCAGGTAATACGGCCGGTCATCCAGGCCGGTGAACTGGTTCTCCGCCGCCGAGTGCTGCTCCAGCGTGATAAGCAGTTGCCGGGCGTCGTTGGGCGAATACTCGCCGATCCTGGGCGCCAGGCGCCGCAGGCTGTACTCCATTTCCAGGTCGATCAGTGGATGGATCATGAATGCCTCCTTGGGAAGAAATAAAAACAGCGACTACTCCGCGCAGTCGCTGCTATCACCATCATCGTTCGCAGGTTGCTCAAATTGCGAATAGAGCAAATCAATTGCATCTCGAACGATTTCGCCCTGGCTCTTTCCGCTACGCTGCGCCATTTTGGAAACTTTATTGATCTGCTCGTAAGTTAAGCTATATGTTTTGGTAACAGAAATGTTTGGGTATTCCAGCATATTCCTACTCCTTGTATGTATTTACTACAGCGTGTAGGATAATACACTAGTTAGTAACAATTGTCAAGATAGTTGACAGCGTTCTCTCAAATGGATAATATGAATCAAATGAAAGAATTAGCGGAATACTTAAACCACTATTATTTGAAATGGCAAGCTAACGAGGGGACTAAGAAGTCTATTGGAGATTTTGCCGAACATCTGGATGTACCTGAAGGCTCTTTAGGGCATTGGATGAACGGAATTAGAAATCCGTCGAGAAGATATGCCGACAAGTTGGCTGATAGATTGGGTGACAGAATTTACGATATTCTTCAGATAGCAAGACCAGATCCAGATTACAAGAAACTGCAACATCTTTATGATATGACCCCCAAAGATCAACTAGGAGAGCTAGTTGTTATTGTCGAAAAATGGCTTCAACAGATTGGTGCGAGGCGCGAAGATTAATACACCAAGTATGTTTTGTTCCTCCAGGAATTGATAAACATAAACGATTATTTTCCAAGATTTCAATTTTTAATAACTCAGGAGTCTCAAATACCTGTCCTGGTTTTGCCAGTCCATTCAATATTAGGAACATGATCCCCGAAATATTCATACGTATAAATTAGCACAGAAGTTCTATTTAGTCAATCCCCTTTCGGGTAATAAATAGGTCAATTTGAGAATAAGGCGAAGGAAAATCATAAAATGGTTAGGAGGAAGAAAGTGGACACCAATAACGCAGGTTATTACCGGACACTTTCCGATGTTGATGAAAATGAACTCCTCGAGGCAGCAAAAAATCTTAGCAAAGATTTAGGAATTGTCATATCCGGGCCAGGCTTCAGCATTTTTGATGCGTTAAGGAAAGAGAGAAAGAAAGCTATCAAATTTCGTAAAATGATGGAACATCCTGAAAAATAATTATGCCAATTCCTAAAGATGATGATCTGGTTCCTGAAAATATGTTTCTTGAACATCCATTAGGGATTAGGTCTTATCTATTGAGACAATTTTCATTGGTGCTTGGAAAAATGGAAATTGATTACTTGATGAAAAGATCCAAAAGAAAACCTGAAGTTGAATCACTTCCATTTTATGAACAAGCTCAGAAAATTGATAATTTATTATATAGCATGGTTGTAGATGGACAGAGTGCTGAGAACGTTGGAAATGAACACGCTGCGATTTGTTTTTATGAGGAATTAATCAGACAACAATTTCCAGGCTCCTTTCCGTATAGAAGGCTCAGAATAATTTATACAAAAAACAAGAAACCAGATGATGCAATAAGAGCTTGTAAAGCATATCTCGAAATGGAAGAGGCCGAATTTAAAGTGAGAGATGTATTTGAACAAATATCGACAAAACCAAAAATAAGAGAAAAAGGAAAGAAAGAACTAGAATTTGAAGAATGGATTACAAAGATTGAAGCAAAGAAGAAATTGTCGGCGGCATGATTACGGCGACGGCCTGGCCTGCGAGACAGTGGAATAACCGGAAGGCCGCGCAGCGGATCACCTGCGCGGCGCACGGAATGGAGCAAAAACCAGCCGTTTGGGCGTGCGGGCGGCGGAATCGACTTAACGGTTCACATCCGTGAGGTTCGGAGGTTCGAGCCCTCTTGCGCCCACACACCCGCCCTCACGCCGCACGGAATACCCAATCCACCCATCCGTGCGGCGTGAGGGACACAAACCAGCCACACCTCACCTCCCGCACGCCTCACGGCTCCCTTCCGGGTTATAAAAAAAAGTCCATTTTCATTCGCATAATGCGCGGATATCCGCATTATGCGACAAAACATCTACCACCCGGAGGACCCACGGATATGTTACCACTCACCTTTTCCCAAGTCGTCGACGGCTACAACCTGGCCGCCCAGGCTCGCCGCCTCAGCCCGCATACGATCAACGATTACAACGTCACCTTTCGCAAGTTCGCCGTCTTCCTCGAGGCGGATCCGCCCTTCCTGCAAATCAGCAAACAACAGCTCGAACAGTTCTTGGCCGCCCAGACTGTCAGCAAAAAAACCGTCCTGAACTACCACACCGGCCTGTCCGCCCTGTGGACCTTCGCTTATGACGAAAGCCTGGCGCACGCCAACCTGCTGCGCCAGATCGAGCGCCCGCGCCCCGAGAAGCGCGCCATCGAACCCTTCAGCGATGAAGACCTGCGCGCCATGCTCAGCGCCCTGGCAAATGGCAAAACCTACCGCAACCACGGCACTTTTGCCAGCAACGAGCTGCCCAACCAGGAGCGCAACCGCGCCATTATCCTCTTGCTGCTGGATACCGGCCTGCGCGCCGATGAGCTGTGCCAGGCGCGCATCGCCGACCTGGACACTCGCAACCTGTACATCAAAGTCTTTGGCAAAGGCTCGAAGGAGCGCATCCTGCCGATCTGCCCGCGCGTCGCCCAGGCGCTCTGGAAATACGTTTCATCACGTGGCAGCGTGCTACCCGGTGAGCCGCTGTTCGTCACCACCAACCAGACGCCGCTGGACCGGCACCGCCTGCTGAAGCAGTTGGGCGCCATTGGCCGCCGCGCCGGTGTCAAAAACGTCCACCCGCACCGCTTTCGGCACACTTTTGCGATCAATTTTCTAAGAAATGGGGGCAACGCTTACACGTTGCAGATTATTCTCGGGCATTCGACTATGGAGATGGTGAAGACCTATCTCAACATTGCCCAGGCGGATATCCAATCGGTGCACCGCCTGGCCTCGCCGGTAGCGAATATGCGGTTATGATTCTTTCCAGGATAGGAGATTTAAAGTGACCCCATAACTGGCATTGATCGGCGAGACGAATATTCCAACCTGGTCTGCAGTCAAGAAATCAGTGCGCCCAACCGTATGGAACGCGTAGAAGTTGATCCCGTCTGGCGAGAAGGAACAAATACGATTCGAATTATCATCCTGAATTCGCATAAATACCAGTCTAGCCTCTGTCCCAGCATTGAAACCTGAAATATAAGCCGCTGAGTAAGTAGTTGAATTTGTCCATTTATCGCTATAGAAACCGAAGTTGGTACTGTGAGCGAACCGCAACGTACATATTTTTCCTGTAGAACTTTCTCTAAAAAATATCCCAAAACCAGCCGAGTTCGCTCTCAACAGAAGAGGAATAATAAATGCAGCTATCGTGTATGGTGGAGTTGGAGCAGTCCGATAATAGGCGATGATTCCAGTTGCACTATAGGCTGGAGATTTCAAGATTATCCCGCCATTTGCCGTGACAACCGTCGCCGATTGCTGATTATCCCAGGTCCAGCCGCTGGTTGGTGGCGCGGTCAGCGGGAAGATCGGCCCCCAGGGAACCCAGGCCGCTCCGGTGTCTCTGTAATGCACAAAACCGTCACTCGGAAAATATTGGTCGCCGGCTTGCGATGGCGCCGGCAGATCGGCGGTCAGGCCGGTGAAAGTCGAATCGCCGGCCGCGGCGCTCAAATCGACGCTGACCGTGCCGTCGGCGTTATCGGTCAACGAGCCGTTGGGGAATTTGATGATCTTGAAATGCCCGCTCGGATCGCCGTCTTCTTCGGCCACCGCCATTCCGGCGTTCGTGGCAAAGCGCAAATCCACCAGGTCCGGCGCAGCCGTGGTCCAGTTGATCACCGTCTGGTCTTCGTACAGCCGCACTGCCCACAACGCGGCGTAGCCAGCCGCCACGGCCGGGATATCGGTCTTGACCAGATCGACAAACTCGTCCACCGGCGTGCCATCCTGCACATCCAGCACGCCGTCCTCACCTGCCCGGATCAGCGCATACAGCGCGCCGG